GGCTTCCCTGCAGGCTACAAGAACTACCCAATCGTTAAGTTCGAGCACATCCCAAGCGGACAGTACTACCCAGCTTGTGTTATTGATGATGTGATTCCGCTGCAGCGTGAGGTAAACAGAACCCGCTCTCAGCGCATTCAGGCCAAGAACATGATGGCTAAGCCACAGGTTTACTACCGAGAAGGTTCGCTGACTGTCTCAAAGATAAACACATCTCCGGGACAGTACATCGGAGTTCGCCCAGGGTTTGAGTACCCAGCCGCAGCTCCAATGCCACAGCTACCTCCTTACGTGTCAGAGGAGCTGCAAGCTCTAGACACCGACCTAGAGAACATCTCTGGTCAGCACGAAGTCTCAAAGGGAACCACACCTCCAGGAGTTGAGGCAGCTACTGCTATTGCTTACCTGCAGGAGCGTGACGACAGCTACCTTGCACCTACTTTCGCATCAATCGAAGAGGGCCTTTCAAGGACAGCAAAGTGCGCCCTGATGCTTGCTGCCGAGTACTGGACTGGCGAGCGCACGGTGAAAGTTGTTGGAGACAACAACGGCTTCTCAGCTGAGATGTTTAGCGGTGCAGACATAGCGCGTGGTACCGACATCAAGATTGAAGCAGGCTCCGCACTACCAACATCAAAGGCTGCCAAGCAGTCATTGGTAATGGACATGATGCGCCTTGGCCTAGTTCCGCCAGAAGAGGGACTTGAGCTTCTAGACATCGCTACCCTAAGCCGTTACACAGACAACCGTGGCACTCGCCCAGATGAGCTGCGTGCTCAGCGTGAAAACGTTATGTTCAAGGCTCTAGGTGAAATGGACGTGATGCGTCACTACCAGAGATGGCAGCAGGGCGTCGAGCAGGGTAACCCTGAGATGCTCAACCCAGACACTGGTCAGCCACTGAAGCCACCAGCAATCATCCCAGTAAACAAGTGGGACAACCACGCTGTTCACATTCAGGAGCACGACAACTTCCGCAAGAGTCCTGCGTACGACTTGCTAAGCAACAGCCAGAAGGCCGAGCTAAACAAGCACATCGATATGCACGAAATGGCACTTGCTGCTCTGCAAGCTGCTCAAATTCAGCAGATGCAAATGGGCGCAATGCCGCCACAACAGGCAAAACCACAACAGTAAGGGAGCAATATGTCTGACGACGAGCTAACACTAGACGATGTAACAGAGGACATTGAGCCTCAATTAGACGACGAAGAATTGGAGGAAGTTGACAATTCTGAGGAAGATGCTGAAGACGGAGACGATACTGAAAAAAGCAATCCAGCGTGGGACGAACTTTACGAAGTACTTCCTAAGTCTTTGCATGGCATGGTTCAGCCAGTTATCGAGAAGTGGCAATCAGGCGTTGATTCGGAGTTTGAGAAGATTGCCCCATACCGCAAGTTCGCGGACGCTGGCGTCAACCCTCAAGTTATCGAAGCGTCGATGGAGCTGGCCAAGCAAGTAGCTAGCAACCCTAAGGCTGTCTACGACGAGCTAGCTGAGCGCTACGGATGGCAGCAAGCCTCCGCAATGGTGCAGCAAGCTGTCTCTGATACAGAGGATGCAATCGAAGACGCAGAAGAGTCAGACCTTTTCGAGGACGACGAAGAGACAAGCGGTGAGCTAAAGGCCCTGAAGGCTGAGCTTGACGCTCTTAAGTCAAACCTTGCAGAGCAAGAAGAGGTCGCTTATCAAGCACAGCTACAAAACGAGATTGAGGATTCTCTTGCCGCAATCAAGAAAGAGGCTGGCGACGTAGACGAAGAGGCCATTGTCCGCAGGGCAATGCTTCTTGCTGACGACTACCCAGACGCTGAGATTGACCAGCTTATTAATGCTGCTTATGAACAGTATTCTGGCGAGCTTGAGAAGATGCGCTCTAGCGTGAAGAAGGCCCCAAAGGTGGCAGGTGGTAACGCAAACAAGGTGCCAGCAACGCCTCCTAAGACGCTTTCGTCCAAGGAAGACCGCGTTAGCGCCATTGAGGACATTGTAAAGCGCACCCTGAATCTGTAAAGATTTACATTTCTAGTGTGATAAACTGCTGAATAGTAGTGAGTACGGCCATTTATGGCTAGGGCGAACGAAGTGAAGACCTTATTTATCTAAGCACTAGGAGTGTGAATGTCCGAAGGACAGAATCTCGCTATTGCCAACGTCATCCTGAAGGATGTCTACGGCGACATTAACGAGCAGATTAACAACGCAACTCCTGCGCTGGATGGTATTAAGTCAACCGCACGCAACATTACTCAGGTTGGTGGTCTCGGTGTCAAGTTCGTTGCACACGTAGGCCGTAACACTGGTATTGGCGCACGCGCTGAGGACGAAGACCTACCAGAGGCAGGAAACCAGCAGTACGTCGACGGTCAGACCGGCCTCAAGAGCTTCTACGGCTCTGTCCGCCTGACTGGTCAGGTAATGGCTCAGGCTAGCCAGAACTACCAGACCTTCGCAGACGTAACTGCAGAGGAAATCGAGCGCATCCGCGACGACATTGCAAAAGACCAGAACCGCCAGGTATTCGGTGACGGAACTGGAACTCTTGCATCCATCGCTGTAGCTCCATCCGCATCTACCACCGTAACCATGGACGTCGTCAAGTACCTACACGTAGGTATGCGCGTTGACGTTGTAGACGTTTCCGCTACTGGAAGCAGCTCAACCCCAACCGTCCTAAACACTGGTGGCTACCTAACCATCACTGGCATCAACAAGACCACAAAGGTCGTTACCTTCGACAGCGCAGTAACTGCTGCTGTTGGTGACGCCATTGTTCGTTCGAACTCAACCGCTTCTTCAGTTGTAAACAACTGGCGCAAGGAGTGGACTGGCTTCGACGCTATCGTTGACGACAGCTCGACTCTCCACGGAATCGACCCAGCAACCACCCCAGCATGGGCTGCTCACCTACGTGACATCTCTTCTGGTGGCGTTGCTCAGCAGATTACCGAAGAGGACATGATTGGTCTTGTGACCGACATTGCCGAGGATGGCGACAAGCCAGACGTAATCTGGACAGACCACGGTTCCTGGAACGGATACTGGAAGGCTCTGGAGGAGAAGCGTCGCTACGTAAACAAGGTTGACCTAGATGGTGGTAACCGTGGACTTGGTTTCGCAACCATGTTCGGTGACCTGCCATTCAAGGCTGACTTTGACGCCCCAGAGGGCAAGATGTGGTTCATCAACTCCTCAAAGGTAAACCTCAACACCAACCGCGGTTGGGAGTGGATTGACGAGGACGGCTCCAAGTGGAAGCAGGTTCCTCGCCGTGACGCATTCATTGCTTACCTACGCAACTACTCTGAGATTTCGACCTACCGTCGTAACACTCACGGTTGCATCACCGGTATTGCACCAGGCGTCTAGTAAATAACCAGCGAAGGGGCGTAGGATAATACCTGCGCCCCTTTACTCATAAGGAGAGACAATGGCCATTGAGTATTTAAATCAAAAAAACTCTATCCCTGACCTTAGCGAGCTTGACAGGTTGCGGGACGTGCCGCCAAAGGCTTACCGTCTAGCAAGGATGCTAGCGGACTATGACCCATCTATTTACATCAAAAAGCTTGGGCCAGGACACCCTCAGTTTGATAAAGACCGCCCATACAGCATCGTTGTAGCAGGCGATAAAGACCGTTACGTCCTAAAAAACTTTGCAGAATGGCAGCTAGACGAGCGAATTATGGCAGAAATCATTCAGTCAGACGTCACAAATGCAGGCATGTCAATTAGCGACATGGAGGCCCTAAATGCTGCAAACGCCATGATGAAGGCAAAGGAGCGCGAAGAACTCGACGCTGAGCGCAGGGAAATGGCCAGAGATGTTGCTAAACTAGGATTTACGAAGAACTACGCTCGCCATAACGGAAAGTTGCTATTCGACCCAAATGCCTAGAGATTATTACACAAGGACTGGCGATGACGTCGCAACTGACGTCAAGCGCATCTTTGGCGATGAGGCTCTTGTAGAGCTAAAGAACACAGACATCTTGCGCTGGACTAACGCAGCTCAGCGAGAGATTGCATCAAGCCACACCGTGCTAAAGGGCAAGGCTAACCACAACTTGGTAGAGGGCCAAAGCCTTTACACCATTCCGTTGGACAGTCCAGTTGCTCAAGTTCAGGGAGTACACATTGAGGGCATCCCGCTAAAGGGCGTAAGCTTCCAGACAGCGCAGGAGACAATTCTTAAGGACGACCCAGAGCTGGAAAGCAAGGGCGAGCCTAAGATGTGGTACGAATGGGACGGCGACTTGTACATTTACCCCGCCCCAGCAGACACCGTTACAGACGGCTTGACTCTTTACTATCTCGCGTACCCTGCAACTTTGACCGCACTGAGCCAAACACTTGGCGTTCCAGACCGCTTCTACAATCAGATTGTGGACTACGTACTAGCTCAGGCGTACCGACTAGACGAGAACTGGCAGGCGACTGCATACCAAGACGCACGGTTCCGCGACTCAATGAACAGACATCTTGCAAAGGAAGACATTGTAGATAGCCAGTTCTACCCCACAAAGGTAGTTCTGCCAGAGGATGAGTAATGGCTAGAGAAGGTCTTGTTATTGAAGACTTCTCGGGTGGTCTAAATAACGTAGTAGACCCTTCGCTAATTGCCGAGAACGAGGTCGCAGACCTCCGCAACCTAGTTATTTCTAGGACTGGCAAGCTAATCAGCCGCCCACCAATCTATAAAGTTGCCGACTATCCAGTCACTGTAGCCTCCGCTAAGGCGTTGGGGTATTACCGCAACGAGGACAGTGTGGTCTTTCTTGTCGTTGCGACGGATGTCGGCACTTACATCTATGACTTAGTTGCCGACACTTGGACACTTGTCTGGGCCTATGAAGCACTAGACATCGCCGTGTACGCAGAGCGCCTGTATCTAATTAACGACACCCAAGGGGGCGGATACTGGTCAAAGGTTGCTGGCACGTACCAGTGGACAGACGTGGCAGCAATGCCAGAGGGTAACCAAATACACTTTACGAAAGGCAGACTCTATGTTTCTAGTAGAGCTAACAACAACACCTCGACCCTTAGGTACAGCGCTATTGACAGTATTGGTCTTGGCACCACTATTGATGACTGGCCTAGCGATAATTACATTGATATCAATGAGGGCGACGGAGACGAACTCATTAAGATTATCGAGGGCAATAGCGAACTTTTTCTATTCCGCTCAAACTCGACTTACCGACTGGCTTACAGCGCTTCGGCAGACCCGTCGCTAGGAACCCTTACAGCAATGTCGCACAACATTGGTGCGGATTGCTCACGCAGCGTTGTAGAGTTCGAGAACACTCTCGCCGTACTGCACGCCGGTACTTTGTACCAGTTTGCTGGCTACAACTTCTACCCATACAACCCATCGAACAAGGTTGAGTTTAAAGTTCGAGAAGGCTTTACTGGCCAGAAGCAGGGCGTTACAAAGGTAGGGCAGTACTTGTTGGTCTGGCACCACGGCTACATGTATTCTTACGACACCGATACAGGACTATGGTCTGAGTGGGAGTCCGACACAGGCGCTGCTCACTTTATCGAAGCCCCTCGTGGAACTTTCCTAGATTCTGCTGCTGTTCCTACGGCTTACGGTGTGCCCCACACCGATTACGCTACTCAAGGACTGCTGAAATTTGCTATCGAGTATCCAGAAACAGGCACTGAAACAATCAGGTGCCAGGTTGTCACAAGGACTTACGACATCGGACAGCCGTCTCTATTTAAGAGGCTATTTGGCTGGGAGCTGCTAGTAGTAGCAGTTAACTGGCTCGAAGGTGGCCTTACGCCTATCGATGCTTTCCGTGACATAGAAGAAATTATCACTTGGGAAGAGCTGCAAACCTACACTTGGGAAGGCGCAGAAGCTGCAAGCATCGCTTGGCTGCCCGAGGGAGCTATCGAGCCTGTCATTGTTACCGGCTTCAGGAGCGACAACCCTCGCCCCCGTGTAGTTAAAATTAGCGGTAAGCAGACCTTTAAGCGAGGCTACTTCACTATTAGGTTCCAGAACGACGGCACTGCAAGCACCGCACCTAGCCGTCTTGACGGAATTGTTCTTTACCTCACAAACGGAAGACGCATGGCACAAGGCAGGACAGCATAATGTACAACATGGGCGGAGCGGGATTTAACAAGTACGCTGCGGGAGCTAAGCGATACGGAATCGGCATTATTGGGCCAAATACGGGCATGAAGCTAAACAAAGAGGGATACAAGGAAAGAAGCGCTAAGCAACGTGCAAAGAACGCTGCAATGCTAAAATGGGTACAGGGCAAACGCGGCGCTCGCTACTTCGCCAAACCCTCGGGACAGATAGGTAAGAAATAATGGTACTAGGGCCAATTATTCCAGGCAAGCCTACGC